AGGTTCTTCCCCCCTCTCCTTTCCAATAGGCAAAGGTTCTTCCCCCCTCTCCTTTCCAAGGAGAGGGGCTGGGGGTGAGGTTTCCTCCGCAAACTCAATACTCACTCCATCTTCGTTCTCATTAAACACCACATCCGCCAGACCCTTCACAGCCGGTGGCATCCCTCCCAAAAAACCAACATGCCTCAGCGTACCATCACCATTCAGAGAAATACTCCTGTTCCGGTATATACCTTTCTGCACCGCTTCAACAAATTCCGGCTGCAGTTTACTCGGCAGCGCAAGCAGCTTATCACCAAAAACCTTCAGCTCTTTAATCCATCCAAACGCTGGTGCGTTATCCTTCGGGTGCCCCACCACAATCGGTGCTTCATTTCCTGCAGCATTATATTTCTCTGCAATCTGCTCCAGCTCTTCCTTTGTCCACTCACGGCTGTTGCCCTTGCTGTCAGTGTGTTTGCCAATCTTAAAAATCTCAAACCATTTCATGTTGCTCTCATTGCCTTTTTTTAATTTCTTAACGGCTCAAATCTCTCTATAATTACAGCACTCCCCAAACCACACAGTAACAAATTATTTTGATTACTCAGTCATTCGCCCCGTACATTCACAATAGTATATATTCGCATACATCATTCAACACCTTCTTACCCCCCTCTCCTTTCCAAGGAGAGGGGATGGGGGTGAGGTTAAATACATCATTTAATCAGGCATTAATGGAAACTATTCTCTCGCGCGATCTCATTGACCTCCTCGTTAAAGGGGGGTCTAACATTATTATGTTAATCGTCTGGATCATCACCTGGCGTGATATCCACAAAAAAAACTCTGAAATAATCTCTCGGCATGAAGAGCAGTATCTCGAAATAATTAACAAGCATGAAGAACAATACAAACAGCTCATTCTTTCACAGCGCGATATCTACGGTGAGATCAATAAAAAATATGCTGAACTCGTTGACCGTAACTTTCGCTACATGGATCAGAACCTCGAGTACCAGCGTCTCCTTGCCGGTTTCCTCGCAAAAATGGAAGTCAAACTTGATGCTATTGAAAGGCACAAATAATGAATGAACGTTTTATCTATAAAGGGCAGCTCGCAGAAGCTCAGGAAGAGTTCCGTAAAGTCGAACTCCTCGCCGATTCACTCCTCATGGAAATACGCATGAAGCTCAACCCAACTCAAGAGTTCTGCGATTTCGACGAAGAATCCGTTTTTACCCTCATTGAAAACTGGCGCAATAATCAGCTCAAAGGCCGCAAGCTGCTTGAGAAAATTGCCGAACTCAAATCCCTGCTCGGTATCTGATCATGAAAAAAGCCTATTACTACGAAGAAGCAAAGCGCATGTATATCCATGACGGCTTCTCTCTGGATGCAATCGTTCCGCTCCTCAAAAACGAGGTTAGCAGAAAAACACTCTACAACTGGAAAGAAGAAGGGAAGTGGGATGAAGAGAAAAAAAAGAAACTCGAAGATGGTGCCACACTTGAACAGGAATGGCGTGAGGTTATCAAGGTACTCGTAAAAGAAGCAAAAGCAAATCCGACTGCCTCAAACATCTTTGCCGTTCACAAAGCAATGATGACACTCAAAATCTTCCAGTCCGGACTCCGTTTCGCTGACGAACCCGAAACCGAAACCGAAAAAACCTCAACACTCTCTCCAGAGTCAGTTGACAAAATCAAAGACATCCTGGGCTTAAGATGATCTCCATTATCCCAGTGTCCCCAGCGTCCCCAGTGTCCATTTTGTCCTTGCTGTCCTTAGTGTCCTTGGTCCCCGAGCGTAGCCGAGGGGTGTCCTTTTTTACATTGTTCATTATTCATTGTTCATTGTTCATTCAATTCTTCATTATTTCCCCTTTTAAGCCAATTATTCATCAAACTGGTATATTTCTCCGTCTGGCTTCTGTTTTTCAATCTCACGCGAATTTAAAGGGGTTTTAAACGCTTTTATGAATACACCCAAACCAAAAAAAACCACCTCCGGCAAAAAAACCAAAAAATCTCCGGAACAAGTGTCTTTGGTCCCCGAGCGGAGCCGAGGGGAGTCCCCAGTGTCCCCATTAGCACAAGCCCACTTCCTCCCATATCAACTCCGCTGGCTGCACGACCCATCTCCCATAAAACTCTGGCAGAAATCCCGCCGAATCGGTGCAACCTATGTGCAAAGCTTTGAAGATGTGTACGACATCATCACAAACCCAAAAATCACACAAGTTTGGTTCAGCTCTGCAGATGACTCCGCAGCAAAAGAATATATACTCTACTGCACAAAATGGGCACAGCTCTTTAATGTAGTGGCCGAGGATATGGGAGAAGTTTTCCTCGACGAGAAAAAAGATATCACCGTATATCAAATCCGGTTCCCAAAAAACAAACGCATCACAGCACTATCCAGTAACCCCAAAGCATTCAGAAGCAAAGGCGGTAAAGTCGTCCTTGATGAGTTCGCCCATCACTCAGATGCAGCAGCTCTTTGGAAAGCAGCCAAACCCGCAATCACTTGGGGATATCCGCTGCGCATCCTCTCAACACATCACGGCACAACATCGCTATTCAATCGATTCTGTGACCAGATAAAAAAAGGCAAACTTCACTGGAGCATGCACACCACAGATATATTCACAGCCGCAAACGAAGGACTCGTCTCACGCATCCTCAACAAAGAGGCCTCAGAGGAAGAAATCAAAGAGTGGTTAAAAAAAGAAGAAGAAGACTCATTCGACCGCATCACCTGGCTCGAAGAGTATTGCGTTTTACCCTCAGATGAAAACTCCTCATTTTTATCTTACGAGCTTATCCAATCCTGTGAATCCGACACAACTTTAAACGCCCCACTTCCGGCCCCCCTCTCCTTTCCAAGGAGAGGGGCTGGGGGTGAGGTTTTCCCAGTGTCCCCAGCGTCCCCAATGTCCCCATCTTCCGGTGAATTCTTCCTCGGCATCGACATCGGCCGCAAAAAAGACCTCACCGTCATCTGGGGTCTCGAACGTCTCGGAGACCTTAAATATACACGCTTGCTCAAAATACTCGAAAAGATGCCATTCAAGGGGCAGTGTGATATACTCTACGGCATTATCGAACTACTCAAACCCCGTCGTGTTTGCATAGACTCCACCGGACTCGGCATGCAGCTCGCAGAAGAAACAAAAACAAAATACGGTCACATCATCGAACCAGTGAGCTTCACTAACAAAGTAAAAGAAGAACTCGCGTTCACACTGCTCTCTAACTTTCAGGACAAACGTGTCGTTATTCCATCAGACCATGCAATCCGTGAAGACCTCCACAGCGTTCGTAAAATAACAACAGCAGCTAACAACATCCGCTTCGATGTTAACCAATCAGAAACATCCGGCCACGCAGACCGCTTCTGGGCTTTAGCACTTGCGCTCCATGCTGCATCAAACAACTCCGGCCCCATGATCATCAAATCAGCGCACCGTCGTCAATCATATAAACTTTTACAAGGATTTCATTAATGGTATATATAGTTCCGACCCCCCTCTCCTTTCCAAGGAGAGGGGCAGGGGGTGAGGTTGTTTCGGCAGGGGGTGAGGTTGTTCTTTTGGGGTGTGAGGTTCAAATCATTTATAAAGAAATTTTTGGAAAAAACTAATGGCAAAAAAAACTAAACCCAATCTCGCAGCCCTCACCGCTGATGAAATTGCTGTTCGTGATCAGCAGACATCATATATGAAGATGTTCAACATGCTCCCTGACCCTGACCCAATCCTCGCCCAAAAAGGCAAGGGGATTGAAGTCTATCGTGACCTCACTACAGATGCTCATGTCTGGGCTAATAGACAACAGCGCAAAACTGCCGTCACTTCACTCCTGTGGGAAATCAAACAGAACAACTCTGACCAGCGCAAATTCTCCCTCATCTCAGAGCTGTTCAACTCACTCGATATCAATCAGATTATCGAGCAGATACTCAATGCCCCTTTATACGGCCATTCAATACTCGAAGTAAACTGGTCACTTAAATCCGGACTCGTGCTCCCTTATTCCGTGCAAGAAAAACCACAAGAATATTTTCACTTCTCTCCAACCAATCAATTAATGCTCAAAACAAAATCAGTTTCACAGGGCATTCCAATTCCTGATTATAAATTCCTCCTCGTAACACAAGGCGCAACATACCTCAATCCCTATGGTGAGAAAGCTCTCGCACGATGTTTCTGGCCCGTTACATTCAAACGAGGCGGGCTGCGTTTCTGGATAACCTTCACCGAAAAATTCGGTATGCCATATATAATCGGAAAGCAGCCCTCCGGTGCAGGCAACGAAGCCGCAACCGAACTGCTCAGCAAACTCGAACTCATGGTGCAGGATGCCATCGCCGTTATCCCTGACAATGGCTCAGTCGAAATCCAGTGGCCGCAATCCGGTGCAGCAGTCGAGGCATACCGCCACTTCCTTGAATTCATGAACTCTGAAATATCAAAAGCACTGCTTTCACAAACCCTCACAACTGAACTTCAGAATTCCGGATCATACTCCGCATCACAAACACACGCATCAATGCTCACAAACATCACCGATGGTGACCGCAAACTCGTTGAAAAGGCATTAAACCAGTTAATCCATTGGATATACACAATCAACTTTGGCAACGAAAACAACACTCCTTCATTCCATCTTTACGAGCCGGAGGATGTTGACACAATCACTGCCGACCGCGATGAAAAACTCGTTAAACAAGGAATCCGCTTCACCGCCGATTACTACAAAAAAACCTACAACCTCACCGATCAAGACTTCACTCTTTCAGCAGAGTCACCAGTGTCCCCAGAATCCTTTAAGTCCTTTTCGTCGTCAGACCCGGCACAAGAAGCTCTCCCCGCAAAAATCCTTCAAATGCAAATTGAGCAAACCCTCAAACCCATTTTCAAACTCATTGAAAAGGGTTCAACATTTGAAGAAATCGAAGAAGGTCTCAAGAGCATATACCCTGAAATGAAATCCTCTCAGCTCGAAAACCTTCTCACAAAAGTACTTTTCATCTCAGAACTAAACGGTCGCCTCTCCGATGAATGAAGAATTTCCATTTTCATTTCTGCTTGGACTCAAACCCGAAGAAGCAATCGCATATCTCAAATCCAAAGGTTACAAAATAACCTGGGATTGGCATGAAATGTTAAACGAAGCACACAACAGCGCCTTCACAGTAGCCAAAGCAATGAAGCTTGATATCCTGCAGGACATCAAATCCGCACTTGAGGAAGTTCAACAAAACGGTGAAACCTTCGAACAATTCCGTCGCAAGCTCGAACCAATATTAAAAGCCAAGGGCTGGTGGGGCAGAGTACCCATTGATCAAGTCCCTTCAGATTCTCCTACCCCCCTCTCCTTACCAAGGAGAGGGGATGGGGGTGAGGTTGTTCAACTCGGTTCCCCCCACCGCCTTCGCACCATATATAACACCAACATCCGCTCCGCCTACATGTCCGGTAAATACCTGCGGTTTGTTGCCAATGCAGAGAATAGACCCTGTTGGCAATATATAGCGGTACTTGATAAAGCAACAAGGCCGCAACACGCAGAACTCGACGGTAAAGTTTTTCAGTGGGATGACCCAATCTGGAACACCATCTGGCCTCCCAACGACTGGGGCTGCCGTTGCGATATCCGCGCACTTACAGAAGCTCAGGTAAAATCAATGGGACTCCGCATATACAAAGGTACAGAAGTAAAGTTCATCCCCGGCAAAGGTTTCCGTCACAACCCGGGTTCTACTGTGCCGCTTGCACTTAATCTTTTTAATAAGATTAAACAGGCAGATGATGCCACCGTCAACAATGTGTTGCAGGATGTTTTTAACCGTTTGGATTTCAATAGTAGTTTTATCAGATTTATCCGAATGTATCAGAAGGACCCGGTCGTAAGAGGCCGTGCTGAAGTTATTGGAATGATGGACCCTGCTATAAGTCTATTCATTAAGAATAAATTAGGCGTGCTTGAGAATCCCTTCTTAATCATTGATGACAAAAGTCTCTCTCATTTATTACGTGATACCAAGGCCGAGAAGGGAAAGGCAGTCGGCATTGACTCTTTTTTCAATCTTCCGGATACCTTAAAAAGTGCGAGCGTTTATTGGGATAAGAGACAACCAAGTTTAATATTTATTCCGTATGACCTTGAACTAAAATTTGTGTTTAAAGTGAATCTGAAAAGAAAAACCTCCGAGGAATTAACAAATTTCTTAATAACAGCAGGAAAGTTTGATTTGAGAAATTTATCGGGAAGTGTATATGAGAAGATTAGGTAATCGCAGCCGGAGGGACGCTCCTATCCCTCATAAGAAAGGCATTTTATTGCGTATCTATATGGCCCGAGCGATTTTCCATATGTCAACTGCGTTTACCTTCACAAAGTTAATCATTCTTTCTATTATCTCCAATTACCATGAATATTAAAATAACCCCCGTCAACCTGACCGCTGAAAAGAAACTCCAAGCTCTCCTCAGCAAAGTCACAAACCCTGAACCACTCTACAAGAAAATTGCAGGGGAGCTTGAAAACGCCATCGCAGAAAACTTCTCCGCAGGTGGTCGCCCCTCATGGCTTCCCCTCTCAAAAGAAACCCTCAAACGCCGCAAAAAACGCTCCGGCCCTCATCCAATAAAACCACTCGTTTTATCCGGAGACCTCCGCCGTTCAATCACATCTCGTCACAGCAATCAGGAAGCAGTTGTTGGCACAAACCTTATATACGCACCCACACATCAGTTTGGCGCAGACATATTCATTGGCAGCCGCTCAGAAAAGTTCATTCGGTCACGCTATAAAAGGGGAGTAAAGAAAGGAAAATTCAAGAAAATGAAAAGTTACACAATGGGTAAAGGATTCACATTCAAATCCCACGTTATCCATGTTCCGGCGCGTCCCTTCCTTCAGCTCACCACTGAAGATATATCCCAAATCTCCCAGATCATTACAAACCATTATCAAATTTAAGGAGCAGCTCCATGTCACCATTTCAATTCAAACCCACAACCAAAAAAGAGATCAAATCCTTCAACCTCGGCTACCATGCCGGGCAGCAATCAATGAAAACCGGCACAATCATTGCAGGTGCAATAACCTTTGCAATCTCCCTCACCCTCGGCATTATAATCGGATATATATACCATTAATCCCATCCTTTTCTTCCCCCCTCTCCTTTCCAAGTGCCCCCCGAGCGGAGTCGAGGGGGGGGGTGAGGTTATTTCTACGGGGGATAAAGTCGTATATATCCCCAATTTTCCCGTCCTTTTCCCTCATCACTAATTA